AAGCTCAAAACCTTACTATGGACGAGATAAAGGCAGTCACTACAAGAATAGGTGATAACACTAAATTGATACTTATGGGAGACCCAGCACAGTCAGACTTAAAAAATAATGACTTAATTAAGTTTGTAGACTTATGTCATCAGTATGAAGTGCCGGCGCCAATCGTTACTTTTAGTATTAAAGATATCGTGAGGTCTGATATAGTAGGTAGTTTAGTTAAGATGTTTACGAGAGCAGGAATCTGACTCTATATTCATCAGTGGCTCAAAAGCTAATCAACGTTACCTTTATGTAATACTTAAAAAGAGCTATTTTTTCCAAAATTATCGAAATAATTTTTAGTATTTTCAATTATTTCGTTAACAGTATTAGAGAAGTGATTTGTTTCTCTATAGTGTATCATATTGTGCACAATAGCCTCTTCAGATTTTGCTAAATGTGCCATTCTTTCTTCAGATGATAAAGCACACCAACCTTTGAGAATCTTCTGTATTGCTCTTAGTCTGTCGCTAGTGTTTTCAATTTCGTCATATGAACCATCAATACCACTGAAGTCAGTACGATAACCATATTCTCTTAATTTTTGTAAGTGTCCTTTACTACCGATAATAATAAATGGATGCCCAACATAAATCGGTTTCCAAGTCTTTTCACTAAAAAATATTTCACCCTCATATAGACTTTCGGTCACAACCGATAGTTGAGAGTTTTCATACACATCTAAATTAAGATTAGTAGCTTGGTTTGTAGTTGAATGGTCACCATCAATATGCTTTGGATAATTAAGAGACATTACATCAACCATATCTTCTTTTGCTTCTGGCAATAGCATCATAGCTGGACCTAAGTGATGTAAATAAGCACAACTTACTATTCCATCTTTTAATATATCATCTTTTGCTAGTTGATACAAGTGTGCAGCTCTGTGTGGTTTCCATACTCTATTTAGAGAGTTATAGGCTTTAGCATTTTTAGATATATAGATTGGTTTTTTTCTATACTGTAAAGCTGCTAACCAAGCACAATTTTGAAAACAACCAGCATGGTCTACCATATCAAACATAACTGGATTGTAATCTCTTAAATCGCCGTAAGCAACAATAATACTTTTCTCTGGTAATTTAAAATTGACCATTGAATTATTAAGTTTCCTAATACCTGCAGTTGGGTCATTACCTTCTACACCAGAAAAAATAACAATTCTGAGTTTACCATCTCTCACATGTTGTAAGACTACTGGGTCCATAGCATTTAAAAAGCTATTGGGCTCATCCCAATTTGGGTCATCTTTTACCATTCCCATCCAAAAGTCTATCCAACCATAGAACCCAACTGGATATATACCAGGTTCTTCTACACCGTCTTCGTGTATACTTAGACCTTCTGGCATAAAATCACCAGTAGCTGCCCACCAACTATTTGGAAGTGAAAAATCTGAAGAAGGTTTGTAATTTTGCAGGTTTTGTTTTACCGCATTACTATCATAATAAAAAATCATTACTAAATACTATCGTTGTTTCGCGCCCCGTTTGTGTATGTTGAATGTTCGAAATATAAAAACTTAAATGATGATGTTGATGAAAGATACTCTACATCTTGTCTTGCTGCATCATATTGAGGACCATCAAGTGAAATAGGAAATGCATCAAAAAATCTCCATTCAGCCAGTGGCTTTAAATCAGCATCTGCTGCAAACAAAGAAATATTAGACATTGTGCTTAAGAATCCTGGCTCTCTAGAATCAGGCCTAGTTGTCACATTCTTTTTAGTGTATTCAGCAAATTGGTCATATGATTCTGGAGCAATCATACCTTTCATCCATTCTAATATCTGTCTATAACCTTTAAATTCTTTATCAATAAGAAACGTTACATCTAATTGTGCATAATCTAATGTATCACCAGGCACTGTCCTATTTGTATTATACGGATTTGATAGCGGTAATTCACCAGCACTTAATACTGGTGCATTTACCTGTTGTACTGTGTATACGATATCAGGTGCTCTATCAATAGTTAAAAAGAAATGCTGAGGTGCAGTAAAACTTAGCTCAGTTTGCCTGGCTAAGACATCTGAAAAATTTTTGCTAACCATTAGCTATCTACCTTGGCGCCAGCTCTCCACTGATAACAAGACCAATATCTGGCTTTCCATTTAGGTCCTGGGTTATCACAATTATGTCTTGCTCTAAAAGAAGCTCTTCTATCTGGGTCGTCTCTTTTGATTTCCATGTTTGGGTCACCGAATCTTACCATCACAACATTACCTTTTGGACCTTTTACATAAACCTTAAATTTAGATTTACCATCTTGAGTTCTCTGTGGGTCATTTAGTTTGACCTTTGTGCCTTGATACTCTGCTTCAGTAATGACATGGTCAAATACTTCATTACATTTCTCACAGCAAAATTCTTCAAAGTTTTTCATCATATACTATTTATATAAAAAAAGGGGAGCCGAAGCTCCCCTTTAAAATTCGTTATCGAACGTGGATTACACGTTGTCAACTCTGAATTTTCTGTAGTACATGTTCGAACCAGGAGCATGTAAACCTTGAGATTGGATAGTTCTCGCAGCAAATGGGTTTGATACCATTCCGTAACGAGTTTTGAATCCAATTTTAGGTTGGAATGTTTCCTGACTGACCGCACGAACCATTTGCAATGGAACGTATGGGCAATAGAACATACCAGCATCCATATTGTTAGTACCTTTATAACCAACAACAACATAGTCACCGTTAGTTGCATAAGGGTCAACATAGACTTTAGTACGTCCGTTTAGTACTCCAGCAAACGTACCACTTGTTACGTCTACATTTAGATTGTCTTGCAATCCAGATGTGTAATCAAGTAGTCCAGCCATAGTTAAGGCAGATGCAACGTTCGCAGAACAAAGGATAAAGTTTCCTTTTCCTCTTCTAGTTTCAAATGCAATTTTATTACATTCTTTTTCGATTTGCATCATTAGGCCTTTTTGTCTTTCAACAGACCATCTTCCTTGACCATCAGCGATTAAGTCAAAGATTCCGTTAGTTGTTAGACCTTGGGCACCATATTTAGCCTGAGATAGGATAGTGTGAACAACTTCTCTATTGATTTCCGCTAGGATTTCAGTAGAAAGAATGTTAGCTAATTCAGCCTCAGCGTCCAAACCGTGGACAGCTTTAAGGTCTTGAACTAGTTCCATAGTGTATTCACTTTTGAGAGCTCTTGTTTTAGCTTCAACAGCTGTTCTCTCAATTGTGAATGACATTTCACGGAAGTTATCCCCTTCTCCCTCTCTTGTTGACATACCGAAAGAAGTGTTTCCTTCAGCTTGTCCACTTGGCATATAGCCAGTGTTGAGGCTAGGGTTTGCAGTGACTGTGTCTACAAATGGGTCATTTACAGGTGTAATTGAACCAGTATCAGTCACAGGGTCAGAGTCAGCAGTGCTAACACCATCATTTTTCGCTCTAGAGACAGCAAATGGGTTTCCATCAGCGTCTGTGTTGCTTCCAGCAGAGTGCGTATTAGGCGAACCTGTATTAAACGCAGTACCTGAGAAGTTAGAGAACGGCTCATCATACATAGCTTCGATACCAAGACCATTACCGTCACCAGCAACACCTTCGTTAGTGTTGTTGTAACGAGCTCTTAGCGCGAAAATAAGACCAGTTGGAGCATTCATAGGTTGAACACCACAAAGGTCAAATGCCATCATTTGTGGAACCGCACGTCTAACTAGAGAGATAATGATAGGGTCATAACCAGCTCGACCAGTAGCGTTTACAGCACTATTAGTGTTTGCACCACTCATAGCACCACCGAAGCTAGCACCTGATAGAGAAGCTTCTTCTAAGTTCTGCTCCTCAGCCAATGCTTTCTCCGTATTTTCGAGAACTTGTGCAAGAACAGCTTTCTTATCACGCTCATCTACCTTTGGCAAATCTTCGTGTTCGATTACTGGAGCCCATTTCTCTGTAAGTACGTCGTATGACATGGTTTTTCTCCTAAAATTAAAAGTTAGTTAGATTTCTATTTTTCTTAAAAATCGTTAGGTTTTTCATTCTTATTTAAGTGCAGTTTTAGATAAGTATCTAACGTACTGCGATACAGGGTTAGCTGTATCTACTTCAGGTTGGCTTTCGCCTTCCTCACCTGTGAAAACCTCATCACCATAAGATGATAGAGCTTTTGCTGCAGTTTCTGGATTATCGAAGTATGACTCTTTGAGAGCCTCGAGCTTCTCTTTGTACTCTTCAGTACTACCAGCTTCTACACTTTCACCCAATTTTTCTAGGCGTATCTTTTGGGTTTCAGTTAAGCCTTCACTAACTTCAGTAGTAATGTCGGCTCTTTCGAAAGCTAGCACCTTCTCTTGCAGCTTTTCAACAAGTTCGTCTTTCTCACCGATTTGGTCTTTGTAGCTTTCAACAGCTTCGGTGAGTTCGTCAACAACACTGATTTCATCTTCAGGGATGTCGATATAATTCTTTTCAAATAAACCTTTAAGGTCTTTAATAAAGTTCTCAGCAATTTCTGTTCTAAGAGAATACTTAATTTCTAGAGCATTTTCTTTTAACCACTCTTCAGTAGCATAATCAGTGTACTGAGAGAACTTCTCTTCTAAATCTTTCATTCTGTCAGCATTTTCAGCTTCTAGTTTTTCTTCGATTTCAGCAACCTTAGCATTAACTTTTTCGTTAACAGCAGTTTCAAAGACGATAGCGGCTTTTTGTTTGAAGTCTTCATCAAGGTCAACATCTTCTTCCATGTCATCCTCTTCTTTTTCCATGTCCTTCATTTCTTCAGGGTCTTTAGCCATTTCATCTTTTTTGGACTTCATTTCTTTGACTTCATCTTCTTCTTCGTCCATGTCGTCTTTTTTCATTTCGTCCATGTCTTTTTTGGCCATTTCTTCTTTTTTCTTATCCATGTCCATTTCGTCCATGTCTTTTTTGGCCATTTCATCCATATCTTTTTTCATCTCCTTAGGCTCATCCTCTTCCTCGTCCATATCATCTTTTTTCATTTCTGATACGCCTTTTTTCGGATCGGAGTCGTCTTTCATAGGAGTTTCGATTGGGTCTTTACCTTGGTCATGAGGACCTTTGTCAGCCTCAGCTTGTTCAGCATCAACATCGCTTTTAGCCATATCTATTGTTGCTTTATCTTGAGGTGGTAAATTCTTATCGTTAGCGTTTTTCTCAATTTCAGTAGGTTGCTTTTCAGCTTTCACTTCACTAGCATCCTCATCCATATCTTTTTTCATTTCTTTAGGCTCATCTTCCTCTTCATCCATATCGTCTTTTTTCATTTCTTCTACGGATTCATTGGCACCGTCTTTACGGACTTTAGCTAAATCTTTAGCATCGATATCGCCATCGCCATCTTTATCTAATTTCTTCTGGTCACCTTTGAGCTCTTCTTTTTCCATGTCTTTAGAAGACATTTCTTCGACTTCTTTAGTCTCTTTTTCGTCTTCCATCTCATCCATGTCTTTTTTAGCCATCTCATCGACTTCTTTAGTCTCTTTCTTGTCTTTTTTATCTTTGATAGCTTTTTGTAGAGCAGGTGGTAATTTTTTCTGACCAGCAGTTAATTCTTCTTTGACGTCATCTTCTTCTTCATCCATGTCGTCTTTAGCCATTTCTTCTGGCTCTTCTTTAGTTTCCTTAACTTCGTCTTCTTCCTCTTCATCCATATCTTTTTTAGCCATTTCTTCGACTTCTTCTTTTTCGTCTTCAGTCTCATCCATGTCTTTTTTCATTTCAGATACTTTTTTCTTAGGGTCAGACTCGTCTTTCATTGGAGTTTCAATAGGGTCTTTACTTTGGTCATGTGCAGGTTTGTCAGCTTCTACTTCTGCACTTGCGTCTGATGCATTATTTTCTTTATCACCACCGACATCTTTCATTGGCTCAGCGCCTGTTTCATTTTTGTCAGGCTCAGCAGTTGGAGCAGCTGCTTGTTTATTAGCTATAGTTTCTTTTTCAGCGGCTGGTAATTCTTTATCGTTTACGTTCTTTTGAACAGTAGTATCTTGGCCCTCAGTCACTTCTTCCTCTTGAGGGTTTTTGATTTCGTCTTTTTTAGTCATATCAGCTTCTTTAGCTGCTTCTTTTTCTTGTAAGGATTTCTCCATCAAGTCTTCGATGACTGAAATAAGACCTTTTTTCTCTTCGTTATCTGACATTTTGCTATAGCTCCAAATATGTTAATTTATTTATTTTTTATTGATTCTCTAAGAACCTTTTAAACAATTTTAGTTTTGTATTATTTAATTCTTTACGACTCGCATCTAACAATTCTTTTCTAGCTTTTTCAAGGTTTACTCTTTGCCATACGCCAGATTCGTAAATCCATTCAGCCTGCTCATAAACACCTTCAACGAAAGCCTCTTGAGCTGATGGGTCAAATACCACATCTGCAGCTGTAGTTAATACAAAATCTTCTTGCACTTCATTATATCCCTGACGAGTCATTCTCAAAGAACCCAATCCCCTAGATGAAACACCGATTTTTACACCATCATCTAGTAGATTTTCAACAATTTTACCCATTGGAGTACTGAGGACTTGTGCTTTTCCTCTATAGTAATAGCCATCTCTCACTAAGTCTTTAGTCATGATGGCTGCTCTTTCAGGGTTAACAACCGGCTCTGCCGGGTGGTTGAGTTCTCCCAAAGCTCTTGATTGAGAGATATAATCTTTTCTATAAGCTTCTACAGCTTTGTCCATTACGTGTTGAGGGTAAACACGGCCATTTCTATTTTGTTTTTCTGCTTGTAAGAATGGTCCTTGGATATATTTTTTCTTCTGGTCCTTACCTTCTGTAAGTACCTCAAGGTCACTAAATGAAATATCTTCTTTAATTAATTTCATTATTGCCCTCTAAATACGATAATTGCATTAGGACTTGTGCCAGAAATGACTACATTACCTTTTGCTTGTGTGATTGGTACACCACCAGTCATATTAAAGTCCCAATTACCAGTTGCATAAGCTCTACCATCTACTGTAATAGCATTTGCACCCATGTTTTTAATGGATTCAATTTTAATTGGTCTCATATAGTGATTGATATTCTTTTCATCTGAATCAGATGCTGGTGATTGGTCTGGCCCATAAATGTTTTTTAC